GACTCCACTCCGTCTCCGGGGGGACCTTTGGCCTTAGTAGACGCTGCGAGGGCTGTAGGATGAATATAGAATTGGACGAGACAGGTGATTGGAAAATCGAAAAAGGAAAAGTTAAATTTGTTTCCGGGCAGGATGAAATAAAACAAATTTTAACTGTTAGGTTTAAAACTTTTTTAGGGGAATGGTTTCTAGATATCCGAAAAGGTCGTCCTTGGTTTTCTAAAGTTTTCAAAAAGAATCCTAACCCTGCCGAGGTAGAGGCTATGGCAATAGATACGATTGTGTCTAGTCCAGGAGTCACGGGAATAGTGTCTCTCAATCTCGAAGTCGAGAAAGTCACTCGAAAGTTAAAGATTGATTTCGAGGCTACAACTATAGACGGAAACATAAATTTTAGCGAGGTAGTGCCATGACTTACGGAGTAACCACCGAAGGTTTTAATGCCAAGAGAACAGAGGACGTACTTACAGAAATGCAAGACGACCTTCGCCCTACGTTGGGGGACAGTGTAGATTTAGACGACGAACAGCCTATCGGTCAAATACTAAGTATTTTAGCTGATAGACTAGGGGGCATTTGGGAACTTGGGGAACAGATATACAATTCTCAGTATCCTTTATCCGAAGGGACGAGCCTAGATAACGTGGCGTCTATCACGGGTTCGGTACGAGACGGAGCTAGCTCGAGTAGAGTTATTCTAACTTTATTCGGAGTAGTGGGCACTTTAATAGAAGCGGGAAAAATAATAGCTGTAGACGGAAACGACGACGCTCAATTTGAGACTAGCGCTAACGCTACAATAGCTGCGGGTATAGATGAAATTCAAATAATAACCCTACCTACTTTACCTGAAGCGGGGACATTTACCCTAGCTTTCCTTGGGTCCATAACCGCGGCTCTTAATTATAATGACACCGCAGCGACTATACAGACAGAGTTAGAGGCTCTACTAACAATAGGTGCGGGAAATGTATTAGTCTCCGGAGACGTACAAGACGGAAGTATTTCCGTTACACTACAAAATGATTTAGGGGGAGAGCCGCAGACCCCTATCACAGTAAATTCCACTACCTTAACCAGTGCAGAAGTCACCCAAGTCACTACGATAGCAGACGTAGGGGCTAACCTAGATAGAACCTCTTTCACATTATACGACCAAGCGGGTAGCGTAGTTGTGTGGTTCGACATAGATGATTCGGGCTCTGCCCCTCCTGCCTCGGCCTTAGCTGCCGACAGACATTTTGAGATAAGCGGAGTCGCGACAGGCGACTCCGCTAACTCCGTTGCCGCAGTGATTGCGTCTGAGCTTAGCGTAGACCTTTCGTTCAGTGTAATTGCTGTAGGCAATGTATTAACAATAACAGACGCAGAGCAGGGAGACAGGACAGACGGCTCCGATGTAGACACAGGTTTCTCCTTGGGTACTACAAAACAAGGGTATACCGCAGGTAGTCTACCTACAACTATAGCCGTGTCTGTTCTCGGTGTTCTTCCTCAAATAGATATTTTAGCCACAGCCTTAACTACGGGTCCTGTCAAAGCTCCTTCGGGAACTCTAACGGTAATAAAAACACCTGTGACAGGTTGGACGAGTGCTACGAATGCTCTAGATGAATTGACGGGGGCTGATATAGAGTCGGACCCTGATTTCAGATTAAAGAGAATTGAAGAGATCGCTACAGCGGGTAGGTCTACAATAGATGCGGTACGAGCGAGAGTTCTAAAAGTCGAGAATGTTAAAGAGGCTTTTGTTTTCGAAAACGATACGGACATTGTAGATGTAGACGGACGGCCTCCTAACTCTTTAGATATAGTAGTACAGGACGGAGACGACCAAGAAATCTCCGACGCTATCCTCGACGCTAAAGCCGGTGGTATCCAGACGATAGGAGACATAACAAAAATTTCTTTAGACTCCCAAGGGTTTAGTAAGACGATTAAATTTTCTCGTCCTACTGTGGTGCCTATTTACGTAGAGCTAGATTTAACTGTAGACTCGAATCTATATCCTGTGGACGGAAACGATCAAGTAAAAGCGGCTATGGTAGTTTGGGGAGACGGTCGAGGAATTGGTACCGATATTATTGTACATGGTTCCGATTCGCTCGAGAGTTCTTTCGGAGACATTCCAGGTATTACAGATATAGTTATTCGAGTAGGAAAAACAGTGTCCCCTACCCTAGACGATAACATTCCTATCGAGCCTCGAGAAATTTCTGACTTCGATACCTCACTCATTGTAATAGTACAGGTGTAATATGACAGATATCCTCAAAATAATCGATCATACCGTGAGAGCCTTAAATCGCTCTACCTCTCCATTTAGAGGTAAACCTAGACACGAGGCATTCATTTCCGCAGTAGTCAAACAGATTCAAGAGTTAGAGGACGCTCTACACGATATGATTGACGCTCGAGCTCTAGCGAATGCAGTGGGAAAACAACTAGACAATATTGGTACCCTTGTCGATCAAGCACGACAAGGGTACGACGATGATTTCTATAGAATTCTTCTGTATGTAAAAATCGGACAAAATACTTCCCAAGGGGGAGGAGAGAAATTAATTAGTATCTACAAGCTTTTAACAGGGGCTAGCGTGGTTCACTATCAGGATTTAGGGGGAGGCTCTGTTTCCCTAGGGTCCGATGTACCTTTAGAGCCTGGACTAATAAATTTTGTCTATGACAATATGGAAAAGGTAGCTGCCGGCGGTGTACGTGTAGATGCCTTAACATGTTTCGACCCCGTAAAACCCTTTCGTTTCTCCGGACCAAACACAGACGTACCTAGTGCGGGTTTCTCAGATATCACAGGAAACACAGGAGGCAAGTTAGCTATCTTTCATCGCAGGAAAGTACCTTTTTCATTCGCAGGAAATAATAACGACACAGGAGGCTTTGGGTCAGTACTTGACCCTAGAGTGGGTGGTGTTCTAGCTGGCATAGGAGGTTAACCATGCCTTTACCAAAACCAAGTACTAAAACGAACTGGGCAGTCGATAACATCGACTTCGCTAACCGAGTAATCGAACCTACAGCCAGTAAGAAAAAAATTGCTTGGCTAGACGACGAGGAGCCGCCCGCTCCTTTTTTCAACTGGCTTTTTTGGATTATTCACCAATGGCAGGAGTATTTCGAATCTGTAACGGATGAGTTTATTACTCGTTACGATGCGGTAATAGGTTCGGGTCCTGCAGCTACGCACGCTACCCTCGAGTTAGCTTTAGCCGATGTAGCTTTATCTACAGACGCTATAGTTCGTATCGATGAGAGTAGGACAATAGAGACTACTATCTCTCTGACAAAAGCACGTTGGAAATTAGAGTTTAAACCAGGAGTGGTTTACTCTAAAGGGGCAGCTACAAAATGTTTTAGTTTCGAAGCCGAAGGAATTGTACTCGAGTACGGTAGGCTCGTGGGTTGGTCCTCCGGAGGAGACATAGCTATCACTCAGCTTGCGGCAGCTGAGTACTGTTACATTAGGGGTACTAGGTTTGGTCCTAGTACTACAGTAGAAGTTAACCAAGATGCGGTTCCGGCAGGAAAAAAAGGACCCGTATCCGACACAATTACGGAGGTATAATAAATGTATTCATTTTTATCTAAACACAAATTCCTAGCCCTACTCTTAAGCGTGGTAGCCACGGTGGCAATTGCGGCAGGTTATGAAAGAATTTCTAAGGATAAATTAATCTTAGGGACAGGTACCGGAACTAGTACAGTCTTTGAATCAGACCTAGGGCTAGGGAGCGCTAACCCTAAAATTAGATTTAATACTTCTGCTCCTGAAATAGAGTTCGCTAAAGACGGTGTAACTTACGAGTCTATGGGTTCCGGAGGCGGAGGAGGTTCGCTCGTATGGAAAGAAATTGCAGGGATAGCGCCTTTAAGAATTGAGGAACTTAGCCAAACAGTTTTTTTATTCGATACCCTAAGCGGTACTACGAGTTATGTATTATTCTCCCTCGGTAGTTAATACAGGTTTGTTAGAGGCCAAAACATATTTAATTCAAACCGGAGTGGACGGAGTAGACACTACGACAAATTTCCATAACTCTACAAATATAGCTCTAACTAATCCTGCTACAGCGAACTCTCCCCAAGAGGCTGTAATCGATTTAACAGACGGCTCCGGAGAAATTAACTCCGTGGCTTTATCTGCAGGAGATATTTTACGAGTAGTTTTAACTAGGGGTACCGACACAGATACGGCGGACCTGAGATTTATTCCAAGTGCATCGGAGGTTGAATAAATGAAAATTCCAAAAATAATTTTATTGATGAGTGTGGGCCTACTTTCTCTAGGCGCTTATGAAAATAAAGATATTGCAAACCAATCTAATCCTGACACAAATATTGTAGTAAATAATGGTTGTGAGAATGGGAAACAAGGTTGGATTACTACAGGACCCGGAACCTTAACTATTGTATCTACCGCTGTAGATGTATACGACGGAAAGTCATCGTGTTCTTGGAACCCTTCGGCCGCAGGAGCTAAAATAAAGAGTGAGCCTAAACTCATTCCCAATAGAATCGCAGGTTTCCACGGTGTTCCTTCGCTGTGGTTTAACGGCGCGGGCGGTGCTGATATAACCGTAACTCTACGAGACGGAGACGACAATCCTGTACCCGGCTTTACCCCCGTGGTAATCACGGACGCTGTGACAGATTGGACTGAAATAGAACTACCCGGAGTTTATCCTACTAAAGGGGCTACGGTAAACCAAAGGACATTATATTTAGAAATGGAGTCGGACGGAGACGCGGCACCTATAGCCTATGATTTAGTTTGGTTAGGTACGAAGTCGATAGGTAGGTCGCCCT